TTTGATAACAGGCGCGCCGATACTATTTGTTCTTATAGGTACATCACCACTACCATCTGTTAATTTGGTAATGTCTTTAATATCTTGAGCACCATTATATACGGCAGAGTGAATATAGATTCTTTTATCTGTTATATTTTGTACTGCTACTGCACCTACCGAAGCACTTCCTGCTGTTTGAGCGTCTGCCTGAGAAAGAATACCTAAATTCAAATAACCTTGTGAGGTACTTGAAGTATCAATTTCAAAATAGTTTCCATATTCCATTGAAACGTTTTGATTATTAATTGTTTCTGTTTTTGATATTTGATCTATTTGGAATGAACGTTCACCAGAATTTTCTACTCTATAACCTTTCACATATGCTGTGCCAGGTCCGACGACACATAGTACTTCGCTATTGGCAGCACCACTAGGAATACGATCATCAGTAGTTAATGGGAATGTTTCTAAAATATAATTACCAGATTCTTCATATGTACGTCGAGCCATCTCTTCACCCAATACATTGTATTGAGAAACGTCTCTTACAGTAATTGCATTACCATTCTGATAACGAGCCAATGTAAAGAAGTCTGAATTCTGAGTACCAGCTAAAGTTTCTAATACTGTTAACGTAGGAACAAGTTTTAATCTGTCAGCGCCTGGAGCATTTTCATTCCTAGAACCGTTTGCATTATCATATAAGCTGTTATCCTGTAAGTTATTAATTAAACTTTCTAATACTAAATAACCAACTGATTTGTTATCAGCAACATTAGTATATTTCTCAACAACTAATCTTTGTTCCGCAGTGAATATAAAATGGCCTTTCTGGAATATAATACCAGGTGCAGCTTCTATACCGAATGATTTACCAACGTGTGGATTTCCTGCTGAAGGTGAACCAAATACTGCAAGACCTGAATTAACAACAATATCAGCCGACAAGGCTTCGTTCGTAGTTCCTCTTAAATATTTGAATCTTGTTACGACTAACGCTTCACCAGCCTGGAATTGAGTTTGACCTACATTACCAATGTTAGTGTAGTTAATAAAGAAAGTATTTAGATTTGGTGGCCTTGTTTGAAAACCTTTTGAGGCCTGAACAATTTCTGCTTTAAGGCCAGAATTTTGTCCTTTTACTTGATAAACATAGTCAAGTTCAACTTCTTGACCTGCTAATGTTTCAACTGCAGTCGTGCTGATATATGACTCTGCGTTAAATCCAGGAGGACCGTCATTTAGTTTTACGTATTGAAGATCATCAAGTTCTGTAAAGTTACATCCTTTTACAATTGAGCCTTCCTTGAATATATTGTCACCAAACGACTCGACCTGATTTTGAAGTATACTCTGGAGTTGTGTAAGTTCTCTTGCCTGTATTGCGTACCCAGGCTTGAACATAACTCGATAGAACTGCTTCTCGGCATCATAGTCATCGAAGTATGGTGCTTGGTTTAAGTTTTTATTAATAGGCATCTTTACTTACGTTCCTTAAAATTCCAGTACAAATTTAAATTCTTCCCTTGAGAGGTCGGTTCTTACTAGTGGGAAGAAGTCCTCCATGAAGTACACTTCGCCTGTTCTCTGTTTGTAATCCGAATAAATAACATTGTCTTCTATAGGATTATTTATTGTTATTCTCTGACCCGTGTTTGAAGTTATTGCCAGATTTGGATTAAACGATGTATCCCCATTACCAATCAAGGCATTATTTCTATATGGGCCTATATATTCTGCTAAAAATACTGTATTTGAAGTTTCATCAATCTCGTGTATTTTGGCTTCAAATACAACATCGTTATTTACATTAACTTGAGTGATTGTACTATTTGCATTTAATCTTGCGTAATCGTCTGTTATAATCGCAATTCTATTATCAAAGATATCAGGTTCAGTTGCGGTATTTGCTTGCCCGCTTCTCCATGTTGCCACGTCTGTCATATCTTTGAAGATTGGGCTTCTTACAATACCAATACATCCGTAAGTATTCTTATCTCCGATTTTTGTATTATCTTCTGCCGTAATGAATGCATACATTGAAAAATGTTTACATCTAAATTCATCTAACAAATTATAACCGTGTCCACCTTTCGGTTCAATGATAGGTTGAATAGTTGCTCTTACATCCGCAGATTCAGTTCCACCCGGGTTGAAATCAATAATAGGATCCACAACTTCCGCAATAGCATTATTATATCCTGTACCTTTATTTAAAAGAATGATTTTATTAATGCCACCGTTATCAATTTCGGGTATTGCTACTGCTCCTTCGCCGTCTCCGCTAATTTTAACTCGTGGGAAGATCTTAATATTTGCATTAACCGTTGCCGTTGATACTACAAAGTCTGTCAAACCTTTCCACGTACCACCTGACGTATATGCTCCAAAGCTTGTACCATCAAGATTTGTTGTTAATAATGTATTTGTTTTTAGTTGGAATGTATCTGCATTCACAACATTTACATAAAAGGTAGTTGCGTCTAGTGTATCTTCGTTCGCTTCATTTATATTTAATTCTGACATGCCAGCAACGTTTCTAAATGTAATTGGTTGACCATTCACTAAGTTGTGAGACGTTGATGTAATTACGACAGGCGATGCTTGAGTTGCACCCTCTACGTTACCGCGCCTTGGATTTGATAATTCTTCACCTACGACAATTTCCGCTAGGCCGTTGCCTTGAATCAGTTTATAAGCTTTTATTTCAAATAGATTCGTAACGCTTGAGCTTGGATTTGTAGCATATAAGAATTGACCTGCATAGTAATTTTCTGTTGCTTGCCAATCTTGCTCTCTTGGATCAATTTCTAATTTAACATTGCCGTGAGAAGAAGCGCCTGCAGTTCGGCCTGGAATTGTATTTACAAGTCCATTCTTTTCTTCGTATCCATTATTAACAATAGCATTAGTAACTTGAATCTCAGATATACCGCCACCGTAAACATCTGCCGGCTCAACGGCTGCAGCAGGATCAATTGGTATATAACCTAAAGCATTATAACCTTCGAATTGTAATGTAGTGAGACGATACATATACTTCCAGACATAACCGTCGGCAGTTTCGTATATTTGATTTATATTAGCAGCATCAAAAGTCGGTGGTGCTTGTGAACCAACTCCTTCGTTATTATTAAGGCATTTATAAATTCTGTAATCATCGGTGTCATTATCGTTAGGACCGACTACGGCATAAAAGTTTAAACCATCAAGATCTATTTTATCATCGTATTCAGCATATACAACACCTCGTTGCCAAGGGTAATACTTTATCATAAAGTTAATATCTTGATTACGTATCTTCTTACCAAATAACGCCTTTTCTAAAAATTCGTTTTGCGAAGTAGCAGAATCAACAGGCTCAATTCCACCTATGCTAGAAACAAACATATAATAGTCGTCATTAGCCTTTGCGTCAGCAATGAATAACTTATTAACGTCTTGATTAAAATTGTTTGTTAGAATTTCAGGCATTGTAATTTAATTCTCTATATTTTAGTTTATTTATATCCATTGGACTAACCTCTCCTTCTTATTCTTGGCCGAGGGTATGCTATTCCAGAGGTAGGTCTTGCTTTTGCATTTACTTTTGGAAAACTAATTCCTGTTTCAGGTCTTTGGTTAACCCATCTTAATATTCTATTTGGGCTACCTTGTAGACTTTCAAAGTCAGTACTACTATCAGTTCCTGTATCATACATTAAATCTTTGGTTGCGTTTGCTTCTATCCAAGCGTTGGCTTCAGCTTGAGATATACCAGGATTGCTTTCTGCAAGTAATGCAATAACTCCAGCTACTTGTGGGGACGCCATGCTTGTTCCGCCAATCTTACTGAGATAAAACGAACTATTTCTAGGATCAGAAACCGAATTGCTATAACCATTTGTTAAAGTTGAACTAACAATACCATTACCAGCCGCATGAACATCAACTACATTACCACAGGTTGAGTAAGATGCTTTACGATCATTTCTTAAAACATCTATTGCACCAACAGCGATGGTTGGCTCGCGGGCACTAATCTGCCCACCTCTATTACTTGGCGTAACAGCTGCATATTGGTTTGACCCTGTTCTTAGGTACATATAATTTTCATAATCTTGATCGCCAGATTTAACATTTTTTTGAGAGTTATTTCCTGCTGACGTTACTATAATAATACCATCGGCCATCGCATCATCGAGGTCTGCTTGCAGCGAAGTGCTTACAACGGTAATTTGCCAATTACCATTAGATGGCACATTTATACCTCTTGCTTCTAGTTCAGCATCGGTTAAATCTGAACCTTCATCGCCATACTTATCAAAGAATACTCCTCTATATCTAACTACGCCAACTCCATCATAAGGTCCGTTTGTAATTAAATTATCTTTTGTATATGTACTACCATAACTGTGATTACTTATTGTAGGATTTCTTCTTCCGGTTGCTGGGTTAATTGGTTTAGTATTATGCCATTGGCGAATATAATCCCATAATGTGAAAGAAGTAAGAGGCGAATTATTAACAACTTGGTTTACTGCACCATCATAATAAAATTCTATATTGTAAATATTTGCTTCTCTGGCCCAACCAAGAGTATTTCCTGCTACAGTCCCAGCAACATGAACACCATGATTAGTATCGCTCACCGATGTAGGCAGTGTACCATAATCATAAGTTCCGTTTGCCCCTAATCCTAAAGCAGATGTGAGAGAGAACCAATTAAATGGTTGTACTCTGCTTCCGCCTGTTCCATCAGCATTAACAGCAAGCTCTGGGTGGCCTTGGGCAGTTGTTGTAATTGACCCATCAACAATTAGTACATCAACATTCTTTCCTGAAGCAGTTATATTAAAAGAAGCAGTAGAATCTTTAATACTCCCAGCAAATGACTCATCTCCCCACGTACCGTTTTCTGCGTTAGCTACAATCGTATGTCGTAGCATTCCCCAATTTTTGTCTACTGCAGAGATGAACGAGTTACTTCTTTCCCACGTTCCAGATTCAGAATACCCATTAGTTTCCCACACCGCAAGATCAAGGAATGCTTTTGATTCTATACTCAATACTCGCGGATCTTTTTTAAGTTCAACAACTTCTTCGGGTGTTAACATATAATGAGTATTACGACTGATTGCTCTTCTTAATTGTAAGTCGACTGCTCTATCAGGAATATAAAGATCACCGCCTGGCGTTTCCATATCGTTATAGAAATCATCTAGGTCTTCTTTGTTATGAAGAGTGACAATATATTCTTCCATTTTAAATTAAGCCTCTAATTGTAGGATTTCTACGGCAACTGTGATTGCGGTTGTAATACCACTTTTGTTTCTTACTGTAATTGGAATGTTTGTAGTTGGTGTGCTTTCTAAATTATAACCGATCGTTCCAGGAGATAGTCGTACTGTTCCGGCACCAGTTGTAATTACCTCGGCAATCACACCCGCATCTGGTGTAGGGTCTGTGCTTTCACTTCTTGAGCTATCAGCGGTTCGAGCCGCGCCGTCTGTATAAAGTGTTACCCAAGCCGCGGCTGATGTTGTAATTGTATATAGAGCGTATCCTTTAAATCCGGTAATGTCAATGTTAGCAGAAGCACCGTCAGCAATTGAAGATGTTACTTGTGATGGGGAAGTACGACTTGGTAAACTACCTCCGCCACCACTCGATGATGGGTCAGCAATTACAATATCACCAATCATTGAACTGTGAACTTGACAAATATACTTATATGTTCCGCTTATATCGCCAGGTACTTTCCAATATAATACACCGCTTGTTTTACCTTGCGCGCTTGCACCTGTTGTTCTTGCTCCATCTGGCGCAATATGAATAAGTCCTGTATTATACGCAGAACCTCCACTTGTTTCAATTTGGAATGGATGTGAAGAAGTAACCGATGTTAAATCAAAAGCAATCGTTTGTCCTGCGTTAACATATAGTGTTGGATTATCTGTTGTACCATAATGATCTGAGCGATAAGCAGTTGAATTATTTGGCGATATTACATGAACTGTAGTAGCTGGGAATGCAATGTCATGTACATCTAAATCAGCAAGATCAACTTCAGTTAAATCAGCTAATGTTGAAGAACCACCGCTGCCTGTTTGGTCAGCAACCCAAGCAAAGTCAGAACCCGTCCAGCTTAATATTTGACTAGCACTTGCACCTGAAACATTTAAGTGAGCAGATACGTCAGCGTCACTATAACCGCCGCCGCTTACAGTTGTAAATGTAAAGTTGCCGCTACCGTCTGTTGTTAATACTTGACCGCTGCTTCCATCTGAACCAACATCTGTTAAATCAAGTAAACTTGTTACGCCTGCGCTTGGCAACGCAGTCCATGCGTAATCAGAACCATCCCATTGTAATACTTCATTAGAACTTGCGGCCGAAACATTTAAGTGTGTATCAACATCTGCGTTAGCGTATGTTCCAT